AGGCTGCCTTGCAGGGCTTGGTCAGCCCCAGCGATGTCGCCGTTGCGCAGCGACTGCCGGGACTCAAAAATACCCATAACGGCGGCCCCGGCTTCGGGACCACCAAGAGCGGTGGCCGCGACCGTGCTCGTAATCGCGCTTACTCTCTCGAAGAAGCTAGGTTTCTTCCAATCTAGGTACTGCGTGTAGTCCAAATTGGCGGTGTAGTTGTTCGTGTCGTTCTGGGCCACTGCGGCCTTGATGGTGTTGGCACGCTGCTGACCGTTGGCGAACTCAACCTCCGAGAAGCTGCGTTCCATCTCCTGCACCTTGAGCGCGTTGGTCAGGCGAACGGTCTCGTTGTAGCTCTCTACAGAGCCGCCACCGATACCTGCTGCCCCAGCCTGCGCTGCGACCATACCGAGCTCCTCGGCCTCTTGGATGTCCATAGACAACCGGCCTTGGGTCTGCGAGCGCATAGCGCGTACTGAGTTAGCGGCACTGTCAGAGACCGCGCTGCCTGCTGCGTCCATGCGGCGCATGTTACCGAGCGATGCCGAGAACGCTGCGAGGGCCGCGTCGGACCCCCGCCGTGCATTACCCGACTCTTGGGTCATACGGGCAGCGTCGATCTTCGACTGCTCTACTGTGGCGATCTGGTCAGCGAATATCATCTGCCCCATATTTACCTCCTGTTTCTGTTAAACAGCTGCCCTGCCCACTCGATCTGAGTGATGGTGATAGGCAGCCAGCGGTTACTAGCGATTGTGTACGAGCACTCCCGTACCTCGCCGCCGATGTATGCGGTGAAGGTACGAGCCTGCACGGGTTGCTTGCCCAGCGCGCCTTCGGGCAACCCGACGTAGAAGCCGGAGTTGTTCTTGAGCAGCTGGCTCTCCGCGCCATTGCGGAGGGTACTGTAGATTTTGATCCCGCCTGTCTGCGAGGTCGACACCTTCACCGTCCCTAGCGTCATGCGCCCGAACGTGATGTTCTTACCGGCTTGGTCTTTCGGGAACGGGTTGGTGGGGGTGACACCGGCGTCATAGCTGACCCCGAGGAACGCCCCAGTGTAGTCCTCGTTACCCAGAAGGTTCGATACAAACGATCCCTCAAATGCCCGGTCGCCCGAGCCGAAAGCTACGGCCAGTTTAGTGGCGTCCTGCTGATCTAAGCACCCGGGTACACTCTGTACGCGCAGTGCGTCGAGGTACGGGTATGGTGACAGGTCGCCAGCCATGCTAAACCGTTCGCAGGAAAGCCAAGCCTCGTCGTTCACGTCTTTGCGGATTACGTAGGCTAAGAAGAAGCCGTCAGAGCTAGGCGATATGCCGATGAGGTTGCCAACTATCTCGTCCCATTCCCACCTGTGCCAAGCGCCCTGTACCCGCTCACCGTTTCCACGGTCTAGGTAGTTGTATAGGTACAGGCTGTTCCTTGCTGCGTCCGTCCTAACTAGAAGGACACTCGGGTTGGTCATGGCCGCAATCTCTACGGCAGTGCCTTTGATGTACCCGTCAAGCTGCTCAGAGATTTCTTGGCTCTCTGGGTCTTCCGACAGGTTAGCTGGCTGGATTTGCCGCACGGTGGTTGTACGGTCCCCGAAGTTCCCACGCTTGGTAGCGTAGAAAGCGAGGTTCCCGGATGCCACAGGGGATGCGTCGATGTTGGTGTCGAACTTGGACAGCGTGACCAGCGCGGCGTTGCCGGGGGTCAGTGGCTGCGATCCATTGATGGAGTACTGCCCCTTCTCACCGTACAGGATCAAGTCCCGGTTAAACGGTGTGGCGAACCTGATGGTGTCGTCCTCAGAGCCCAGAGCAAACATTTCAATGGGGTCGTCGCTGGGGATAGCCAGAACGGTAGACCGCCAGAAGTTGAAGTAGTCACCGCTCTTGGACATGTTGATGACTGGGCCGGAGCCCACGACTAGCCGATCCTGCATGGTCCCGAGGTAGTCAATCGACCGACCAAGGAAGTTAGGCAGGGGGCTTGAGATGTCGTCACCGACCATAGACACGGAGTAAGTGGGGATGTCGTCAGCTGTAGACGAGTCCACTCGATCTTCGAGCCACTCGATTTCGTCACTGACGTACATGACCCCACCGTAGACCGTACCCAGAACGAACAGGCGGTCAGCTGTGTACTCCACGGCTGCGCCTTCTCGCCAAGTAACCTCGGTTAGTCCTGTGCTGTAGTCATCCTTAGCGTATGCCCGCAGGTAGAAGGCTGTCTCTGGGCTCTCTTTAGAGGGCCGGACTTTGACAACCTTGCCTACGTGGTGCACAGGGCCTACGTCGCTTGCGCTCTCAACGATGTTACCGACACCTACCATGAGGCTGCCGTCACCGTCGTCGTCTACAGAGACCTCGGACCAGCGGTCGTCGTCAATGTAGACCGTAGAACCCTCAACCACCCCGCCGGGGTAGCCTGCTGCAACGTACTCGGCGAGCAGGGCCTGTGCGATAGCGTTCGGGGTAATGGCGGCTGCCGCCTCCCCGATGTGCGCAGTTACGCGGCTGTTGTAGTCGTAGACGCGGTCGTTCACCTTCTTGGTGTAATCCGGGTCGCTGGTTAGGATGTCTGACGTGTCCAGCAGGTTAGGGTAGCTGGACGGAGGGGTGTCGTAGGTAAACGACAGCTGCTCATCGTTGATCTTAGATGTTAGGGTCATCTTGAAGGTACGGCTGTAAGCGCCGCCTCGGACCCAGACGGCCATGCGAGACTGGTTCTCCGGGGTGTCCCAGAGGGGTGTAGCCTCCCAAGTCGTCTTGTACGTGTTGCCTGCCATGATGACAAATTTACCCACTTGGGTAATGGCCGACACCCCGCCTACGCGGAGGGCCTGTGTTGCCACCGTGTCGTGCACGACAACAGGGATAAACTGGTCGGAATAGAAGGACCGGCAGAAGAACGTGTCGTCCTCTGCGGTCTCTACGTGCCGAAGGCCAGAACGGTAGAGCAGGTCGTAATCCACTTCGTCGGATGAGAAGCGGAAGTTGCGGTGCCCTGCGGTGTTCTGGACGAGTGTGTCGTAGGTGTGGGGTAACTTAGTCTCCGTTCGGGTAACGGAGCCGTGCCGTCGGGCAAGGCCCCGCACCGTGTCGGGGACCATGTTGACCTGTTCGGTGTGCTGCCCAGAGAAACGCAGCTGGGGTACCTGTTCGGATACACCACGGACTACGCTTTCTAGTACGCCTGAAACTCGGGCCAATTGGGCCTCCTATCTAAATCGAATACTGGAGCGGCGACTTCCTCGGATGTTCATAAGGGTCGCTGCTATTGAGGGTGTGCGGAAGAGGTTGGCGTCTACTTGGCGCGTGTGCTCTGCGTTAAGGACGGCCCAAGCCTCGCGCCGGTCCTGCTGGATCGCGGCCATTTTGACTTGGTCCCCGTCCATATCTGTGACGAAGTCTTTCTGTGCGCTCAAAGAGACAAAGTCCTGAGCGACTACCGGGAGGTCGTCGAACGCTACAAGGCGGACTACGTTAAGAACGAGGTCCAGTGTGAACACCCGGGGGTCGTCTGCTGCGCCCTCGCTGGGGTCGTACATGTATTCCCCGCGCTTGATGTACGGCAGGGACGGGTCCGTCGGGTCCGCCTCTAGGACGTCGTCAGGTACTGTAACGTACCCGTTGGCGTCTGGGGTGATCGTCATAACCTCTCGGTTGAACCACCAGCCCTTAGCCTGCTCCCGTGCGTTAATCCTGCGGAGGATCGCCTGCCCCTTGGTGGCCAGCGGGGGCGCGTTGACCAAGCTGTTGAGCCCGATTTCGCCTAAGGCACCAAGCATCTCGTTGACCACGTCAAGTTCTGTTAGAATACCCATAGGGCCTCCTGCAAAAAATAGCCCCCGACCATCCCTAAGGACAGCCGGGGGCAGAGTTAGACTTATGGCAACCAGAGCGAACCGGCGAACTCAGCGCGGTTCGGGGTGACTGCGTAAGCGAGGTGGCTGTCTACGAACCATGATTTCTCAAGTTTCTCGTAGTACACGTCGCTGGTCAACGGGATGGTCTCACCGCCGAGCAAGGCGCGTGGCGAGAAGATCAACGC